AATGGAATCAGTCCGACCTATTGTAGTAAATAATGGTGGGCAATACCTGAATCTAAACTTATTAATCGGTTAACTAATTGCTCTCCACTCATTTCCAAACTAAATATTCCTACTGGCTCTGCTTTCTTTGAAGGTTCAAAATCATTTAAAGTTATTTTTACATTTTTACCATACTGGTCCGCTTCTGCATAAATATTAATATTAACTTTAACATATTTCTTTCCATTGTATTCATAGGAATGCTCTAAAGCATCTGTAATACATAGGCTTGAACTTAGGAAAGTTTCATTAATTTTTTTACCGCTTCCCAATCTGATGGGTTGTTTTTTTTCTGTCATTGTTATTGGTTTAAATATTCGTTTATAATTTTAATAGTGTGTCCAAATCCTTGTCCAAATTCTGCCTTGTAACCCTTACCTCTTAACTTCATCATCATTATCTCTTGCTCTTCGTGATGGGCATTCTTTCGCATTGTTCCATCTTTTTTAAATACTACGTTATTAATTGTTTTTAATTCTATAAATAGTCCGGCATAATTGCCTTTAGGCTCAGCAATAAATAAATCGGGATAAGCATTTGAAAACTGCAATGCTTTGTGTCGCTTTGCCATTCCTATGCTCATTCTCATTCCTGAACTGAAGTCAGTTCTAAATATAACGTAAGGGTATAGCTTTCGTATGTAGTCGCAAACTAACCTGTGTAAGTCTTTCTCTAACATAAAATAAAATTAAAATAAAGTTATTCACATTAATAAAAAAGTTATCAATACTAGCTTTCTATTTTATTCCATATCTTTTCTCCATCCTTACCCCAGTAATGGTCGCACTTATTATTTTTAAGTGGTAATTCGATAAAATAACTTTGCCCATACTTATCAGCTTTTGCAGTATACCTGTAGCAATTCTCTTTGTAAGGGCAATTTAGTTCTTCTATTTGTCCGTGGCATTTTGTTATATCCGGCATAATATTTAAGTAGTATTACTACAATTTTTTAATTATTTATAAACTATTTGTAAAGTAATGCCTTGACTTTTTGTTAAATATGTCAAGCTATTGCTTTACTATTTTTTAAATGTCTCCGATATCTATGTCAATAACATCGTCATAAAATATTGTTTATGTCGGAAATATACCGAATTATCGTCATCATAATTTCATTTCTTTAAACTCCATCCTTTCGCCTATAAATTGGAATGGTATATTTTTTAAACTTCCGTGCCTATTTTTAGCTAACTTGACTATACATTTACCTTCTGCATTATGTGTATTACCATCAATCTCAATTTCTCTTATTCCGTATGTTTCAGGTCTCATTAAAAATATAACCGAATCAGCATCTTGTTCTATACCACCGCTTTCTCTAAGGTCAGATAACTGTGGCATCTTATCGTTTCTACTTTCAACTGCTCTACTTAATTGAGATAATGCCATTACTGGTATATTTAATTCTTTAGCTATTATTTTACATCCCCTGCTAATTTCTGCTATCTCGCTTTCCCTGTTACCCTTCCTATCTACTCCGCTCATAAGTTGCAGATAATCAATACATAAGAACTCAATTTGATATTTTCTTTTAAGGATTGCTGCCTTGCTTCTAAGGTCTCTAATGTTTAAACTTGGTGTGTCATCTATGTATAATTTTGCTTTTTGTAACCTTTCCTCTGAAGCCATTAACATAAACTTTTGCGCTTCTGTAAGTTTATTTGTCCGTAAATAATGGTGGGCAATACCTGAATCTAAACTTATTAATCGGTTAACTAATTGCTCTCCACTCATTTCCAAACTAAATATTCCTACTGGTCTGTCTTGTTTAAGTACGTTTAAAATAGCATTCAGCATAAAAGCAGTTTTACCCTGTGCCGGTCTTGCTGCTAGAATTATTAAATCAGGGTTAACCCATCCGCTTATGTACTTGTTTAAACTTTCCCAACCTGTATCTATTCCTATTTGCCCATTTTCTATTACTGCATCCCTTTCTCTTGCTAAACTCATAATATAATGAGCCATTCCTTTCTCACTATTCTTATAAATACTTTCTTGAGCATTTAAAATCTTAGTAGCTGCATTATTTAAATGAAGTTCAATTTCGCCAACATAAGAATCATTAATTAATTCCTGACCTATCGTAATACCTTTCCTTTGTAGATAACATTGCTGCAAGATTAATATCCAGTCATTCATTGAACTGCTGCCTGTAACATTATTAGTTAATTTTACAATCTCATAAGCACCGCCAACTATCTCCAATTCTTTTTTATTTGTCAAGTATTGTGATACAGTTACTATATCAATAGCAGCCATTTTATCATACAATCCCTGAATAGCCTTAAAGATTAATTGGTTTTTAGTTTGATAAAAGAATTCACTTGTAATTTTTCCTATATATGTATGAACTGAATTCTGCTCAATCAATAGTACCCCTAAAATCCTATCTTCGACATCTTTATTGTTTGGTGGTTGTTTAGCCATTTTAAGCCTGTTTTTTAGTGATTTAATACCTTCCTTATAGATTCCCTTAAAATTTAATTATAATCTAAATTTACTACCTTAAAATGCTTTTAAATGCTATTAATAGTATTCTATGGATTAAAAATGTATTAAATAATTATTTTTGTTAAAAAATCCCCTTTATTTATTTCTTTACTTTCTTTCTTTGCATTGCCCTCCCCATTAGGGATGCTAATAGCCCCCCCATTTTTCCAACGTAAAGCTGCTCCTATTTTACCCTTATCGCTTAGTTTTTTTCTTAGCCCTAAATGGTTATTTAATCTTCGAGAAAAGAAACCATCTTCAGCGATAGTAAATAGGTTAAATTGCTCAATAACTGCCTTTACTTTTACCTCACTTGTCTGCATCTGCATTGCTAATACTGGAGTAATATTTAAGGGTAATATACCGCCTGCCTGTGCTAAGTTTTCAACTAAGAACCAATAAATACCATAACCCTCCATTCCTAGCTGCTGCCTAAGAAATAAAATTTTAACATCATTTGCCGAATTATAATCGTGACTGAAATAATAACTTTTATTCATTTATTAATATTTTACGTTTGTTTTCTTCAAATATTACATTTACTAATCCGGCATCTAATAATTCATTTAGCCAGTTATTAACCGTCATTGTAGATACTTCAAAAGCATCTGCATAATAGGCATTAGATTTATTAATCCTTTTTGTATGCTCTAAGTATATATAAAAAATCTTAGCTGAATTATTTATTTTATATTCTAAAATGTCTTTTTTAATGTTTATCATAAGTTAAATTTAAGGGGTGGCGATTAACCACCCCAGTTAATTAATTAATTTGAGTGTAAATTTTTCTAGCATCTTTTTTATTCAAGATAGAGAATTCTCCATAATGAATAGTTCTGCCAAACTTATTGGTGTGCTTGATTAAATCGCAAATAATATTTACTCCCATCTTTCTTAGGTTGGTTATCCTGGCAGTTGGGTTAAGAATACCATTCATTACAAGGTTTAAACTTGTTTGTCTTTTTTCAGTTAGAAGCAAATTTAATACTTCTGCATTCTGATTTGTTGGTGTTGTCATATTTAAGGTTTAAAGTGGTTGACTAAGTGAATGATACTGGAATGGTGCATTTTTAATTTTCTTCCAATATCGGTTAAAATAAATCCATTTTCTCTAGCTGCTTTTGAAAATTCTACCCTACGTTTAACAGTTTCATATTTACGATTGTTCTCTGTTAATTGTTCGTAAGTTATATTATTTTCTTTTAAATAATTAATTGTCCAATAATCTAAATCATTTTTGCCTTTAACAAATACCTTTTTTTCTTTCTCAACTACTTTTATTTTAACTCTATCTAAAGGGTATCTATCAAATAATAAAGCAATTTTACCTAAATCATAATCGGTGCAATTTGTATAAATCTGGATGTATTTTAAAATACTTTTTAGGTTATCTGTCATTCGTTAATTGATTATAAAGATTATTCATATATTCTCCTGCCTGTTCAATCTTAGATAAAAGTAGTTTCATATCTTCAATATTAGCTTCAATCCTAAAAATAAACATTTTTAAGTTATCTGCTATCTCAGGGCAATAAGAAACAAAATCGCAAAACTCACTTTCTGTTATCATCATATCGCTTTGGCATTGCCAGTAGTATTGTTTGTAGTTCTTTTTAAAATACTCTTGACCTTCGATTAAACCATTGTTAATGTGATTAGTGTAATTATACGGACATTTAACCTGTATGATACCACCACCTTCTATTAATCCATCAGGAGTGCCACCGTACAATCCGTTAATCATTTCAATATAACCGCCTGACTTTACAGTTGCACCTGTCTTACCTTCGTAGAATTTAATTGCTTCGTTCTCTAATTCTAGTCCGTGATTAGTTGCATTAGAAGTAAATTCTCTTTGCACCCCTGTAAGCCTTTCAGCTAGTTTTGAGGTTAAATAGTCTTTAGTAGTTGCTGCTAAATTACCTGCTTCAGACTTTAATTTTGGCTCAACCATTAAATTGTAAATAGTTGAACTGGTTATCTTTCCCATTCTTTGGGTAAACCATTCAGTTGAATATTGCTCTATCATTATTTCATTGCTTTAATGGTTAATAAATCTTTGTCCCTTAATACTAAGTGCGCTTTTGCTTTCTCAAATACATCTCTTTCTCCTTCATTATACCTTGCTACTAAAGATATCATTTGGGTATCTGTCATAAATGGTTTCTCTGCTTTGCCGTGGTCATTAGTAGCATCTGCATCCTTAGTATCATCTATAAGAAATAAACCATTAAGCGCATACTTTCTAGCATAGCTACTGGATGCTCCAAAAGATTGTGCAATGTCCATTCCTTTTCTGTTTGGCTCAATGCCGGCACAAGCAGTTACATAATAGTTCTCAATACCATCTGTGAATACTATTCTACTTTCGCAGTAAATAACCCCACCTGCTTCCTTAATTGTATCGCTGATAATTAGCTGACAATTATACTTTAAAAGTAATGGCTTTACTGCTTCGAGGATATCCTCGCAACTTCTGTATTTATACTTTCCAAACGCATTCGTTTGATTCTTGGGTGCTTTTAGTTCGCTTTGAATTTTGATTAAATTGCTCATATTAAATTGATTAAATAGTTACAAGTTTGGGTTAATGCAGTTTTAAATTCTGTTTCTGTTATTTGCTGATAATCTTTATCAAGTGTTAGCTTAGCAATATGCTCAGGGAATATGTTGACTAATATATCTCTACCTCCCCAGTTAGATATACCTAAATCTTCCCTAATAATAGCAAAGTAAGAATCTTGAATTACTCCATTATTTAGTTTAAAGTATAATGGTAGTTCAAGTTCAATTTCTTCTGATGTTTCGATTTTGAATTTCATAATTAAAAGTTTAGAATGTTGTCGGCTAATAATGCGCCAATAATAAGGATTGAAATAAGGATTGCGTCTTTAATTTCTTGGGTTGTCATAGTTTGTTTTTATTAGGTTAAAAATGTAGTTAATCCAAGTATTGAAATCACTTGGGGGATTCGGTGGTTGGACTGTTTTCATTTGTTTGGTTTTTGGTTATTAAATAAATTTTACTTTTTTAGACTTTAAAAATACTTTTACTTTATTTATTTGCTCAACAAAATCAATAACTCTTTGTGTCTTTCTTTCTTCTTTAGTATATGTAAAATAAGTTTGAATAAAATCTTTGTAGTTATTTACCCATTGTTCAACTGTGTAAGCAGGTAATCCGTTTAATACTGAGAATTTTTCGTTTAAATTTGTCATTGTTTTTAGTTTTTTTCTTATTTGATAAATCAAAGATAAAACGAATATTCCATACCACCAAATAAATTTTAAAGTATTTTTTAAATTAATTTATATTATATATATAAATATTTTAATAACTATTGATTCTATTGGGTATCAGCCATAAAAAAACCCCTCAATGTAGAAACACTAAGGGGTAACCAAAACTAAAAAACAAACTATCTTTTTGACCTTTCGTATTCAATTAGCTTATCAGCAAACATATCTACGAATAACTCATTATACTTTAATTTTTCTAAGTTCATTGCGTTTAAAATATGATGGATTAATTCGTGGTAAAATATCTGTTCTTTGCTTCTTTTATTAACTTTCTTACCGCCATACTCATCAC